CAGTGACATAGTTGAACCCCATGCCCTGCAAGAAGGACTTAAAGTTATACATCATGTCAGGTAGGTATCCTTCTGTCTCAAAGGAGTGTTCAATAGTTCCTGTAACATTTCCATCTTCATCTGTATGCTCACACTTGAAGGTAATATAATCGTTCACCAGTTTACTCCTTTAGTTTTTTTCATTAGATCAATCATCTTGTTAAGATACCACACAGCTTTCTCTGCATCCTGAATGGGGTTGCCCTTCTTGAATAGGCGTGAGCCTGTGTACTTAATGACATTACCATGGCAGTAGCTGATAGCTTCATACTCACCTAGTACATCCACGATGTAGTCAATAGTTTCAATGCCACTATCTGCGTAGTGGGCAGGGCTGTTTACCATGTCTGCTTGCTGCTTCATAAACTCTTCATGTCTCATTGGGGTTGCCATAGATACACCTCACCTGTCTCTGTGTTGTACTCACCATCACGTAGGATACGTGCTAGCCTTGCGTTCTCCAGTGCTACCTCTTCTGATAACCCTTTACTCTTGAAGGCTTCTACTACTGCTTCCCATGTACAGCCAGAAGATAGTATCTTGTTAGCTGTCTTAGGGCCAATAGTAGGACAGCCCTTATAGTTATCAGTGCTATCACCAATCAGCGTCTGGTAAAGAAACTGGTAATTAGCTTCTGCTTCTGTGATCTCAACCACTTCGCCATTGATCCAGTGCTTCGCTGGTATAGTAAGCAGGTCTTTATCTTCAGACCATATAATAGTATCTCTATTCTTAGTACCCAATATCCCCAAGACATCATCAGCCTCCAAGTTTCTGTACATGATTGTGTTGTATTGTGAGGACATGTACTCCTTAGCATACCCAAGCAGCATAGGCTTACGTGTCTCTTTACGATTAGCCTTGTAGTATGATGCTACATCCTTACGGAAGTTCTGCTTGTCAGTGAAAGCAATCACGCAGTCCTGCACTGGTGCTTCCAGTAGCTTGTGTATCTGATCCTCAATACGTACCTCTACGTCAGGCTCAAAAGAATGTAGTGTCCACTGTCCATTGCCCCAATTAGTTGCTACCTCAGCAGACGCAGCAGCCTTGTAAGCAATGATGTCACCATCAATAAGCAGTAGGGTCATCGTCTATGTCCTTCTCTTCTTTTCTTTGTAAGTCTTTCATTGCAGTCATGGTTAGTATTCTCATGCCTCTGGTTACTTGTATGTAATCAAGGTATGACTCTACAATCCACTTGATACATAGGCAGATAGACACACCAAAGAATGAGGCAGTGGCTATCAACCTGAACATAAAATCAAAGTCCATTTAGTTCTGTCTCCACTTGAGCCAGCACTTGTTTTGCCTGACTAGGTTTTAGTTTGAACCATTCATTTCTACGATCAGTGGTTAGCTTCTCTGCAATGGTGTGGGCTAGGGCTTCTGCCTTACGCCTGTCCTTAGTAGAGATGGTAGCCACTACACTGTAGTCACGGAATGGACTGCTTGTCTGGTAGCCATTACATCTGTCATCAGCATCAACAGCCATACCAATCTTAACCCACTTAGGCCATGCTGGATTGGTGATGATGTAGACCATGCCCTCAGTACTACGCTCGTAGTTTTCAAGGCTAGAGAAAGCAGCGTCATCAAATGACCTATATCTTCCTGCCTTGTAAAGTGGATGGTTATATGAAACATACTTACCATCAACAAACATTCTACTGTCGTTATTGGCTTGCTTACATGTGTTACACCAGTACTTCTTTTGTCTGGCCTGTGCTTCCTGCCAGTTAACATTCAGTTCTAGGTGTACACCACAGTGGGTGCATGACTTAGTGGGTGTCTGCCCAATTGCTTCCGTACTTGTACTCACTGTCAAGTCTGCATCTAAACTTGAAGTGGTCTTCAACGTCCCGCATACACTTAAGAATAACTCGCCCTGCTTCATCTTCCTGTCCCTTCTTTACTACTACTTGAACTTCATCATGGATGAACGCTACAATCTGTGCGTCCAACTTGGATTGCTTGATAGCACGTGAGATAAACACGTACCATGTCTTACAGATTATAGCACCAGCACTCTGTAGTAGAGTGTTCAGTGCAGCGTGGCTGTGTCGGATAGGAATGATACGTCCATCCAATCCCCTGATGTTACCATACCCTGCCTTCTCACTCACGGCTGTCCTTAATTTCTTGAGTGCTGGTAGTTTCTTCAAGAACTTCTTCTTGATTGCCTTACCTTCTTTAGCACCCTTGCCTATGATCTTGCCTGTCTTCTCATCACCTGAACCATAGAGGAATCCATAGATAAATGTCTTGGCTTGGTTACGTGACTCAAGACCAGCAGCCTCTTGGTTAGCAGTATGGATATCACCATTCAATACCACATCTGCATAAGCTCCACCGTCATAAGCAGCCATGTAATGAGCAAGGCAACGCAACTCAAGACCACTAGCATCAGCACCAAGTAGACTGTACCCGCGAGGAGCGATGAATAATTCTCTACACTCCTTACCATACGGCGCACCAACACTAGGTATCTGTGCAGTATTAGGATTGGAGTGAGTGCAACGAGAAGTAACAGCACCCATATGGTTAACTCTTCCATGTATCTTACCCTTCTTCTCTAGCTTGAGCCATGCTTGCTTACCTGTAGCTAGCTGGCCTATGCGCTTATTGAGCATTAGGTATTCACTGAGCAGCTTGGCTTCTGGCATATCAATACCAGACAGGACAGTCTCATCTACCTTAGGATCACCTGTCTCAGTGAACGCTTCAGGTTCCCAGCCACGCTTCATTAGTCGGTCAGCAATCTGCTGTCGTGATGCAGGGTTGAATGGGATAGTCTTAGTCTTTGTCTTTAACTCAATGATAGTAGGCTCAAAGGTATCCACTAGCTGTTGCTCAATGGTAGCCTTACGTCCTGCTATCTCAGCGTAAAGGGACTGTGCTTTCTTCAGGTCAAAGTCAAAGCCTGTCTGCTCCTGCTCTAGCAGCAGTGTGTGTACCCTAGTCTCTAAGTCCAAAGCTTCTTTGCTAAAATTTTTTGCAAGGATTTTGGCGTACAACTTAGCAGTGACTTGGGTATCTTGGATGCAATAGTCCAGCATCTCAGGGGTGTATGTTGCAAAGCTCTCGCTGCCACTATTGAAATCACCTTTTAATTCTCCTAGTCTAATGCCCCATGCCTTGAGTGAGTGACTGCCTATCATCTTAGAAGGGAAGTTATTCTTCTTGTATGATGTGAAGTCTAGCTCCTTGAGGTGAGGCCAGATTGTTCTAGAGTATACCAACGTGTCAATGACCTCACCCTTGTAGGTGTAATCATATAACTTCTTCATCACACGCAGGTCATAGTCAATAACATTATGACCAATGATTGTTGCTGCTTTATCCATAAAGGCTAAGGCTTCCTGCGTCTGTGTTGGGTCAAAGGTGTGTACCTCATCAGTGTCAACATCTCTGAAGACATGACACCATACCTGAGTTACTTCATCAAGTAAGTTGTCTGCTTCTAAGTCCCATATGTATTTCATTTGTGTCTCCGCACTATTAAAATTCTATTTCTATTTCTTCTTCTTCTTGCCATGCTATCTCATTCATACGTCCAGTCTCTGATATGTATTCAAGACTACAAGCTATGCCTGTATCGCCTGACCATCTGTTCTTCAAGACCCTGATGTTACTGACGTTAGGTCTGTCAGTATCCTGTTGGTTCCTTTCCATGCCTATCACCATGTCACTTAGCTGACCGATAGCAGCACTGCCACGTAGTTGTGACATGCTAGTCTGTGCGCCATCCTCATGTCCCCTGTCACCAGACGGACGCTTGAGGTGAGACACTAGTACCATACCACAGTTAAGTTCTTCTACCAGTGAGCGTAGTGCTGTCATGGTATTGTCAATGATACGGCGTTCATCTCCACCCTCTAGACCTGAGACAATAATACTCAGGTGGTCAAGGATGATGTAGTCACACTCACAACTGCGAACCAAGTATCTAATCTTAGACAGTAGGTTCTCACTGTCAGTGCTACCCCAATGGTCATACAAGTATACTCTACCTGATCCCACTGTTGCATCAAAGGCACGGCGTAGTTCTTCTTCTGGTACGTCATGGTTGCGTAGGTGTAGTGGCTTGTTAAGTTCAATGGACATCAGACCTAGTGAGGTACGCTTGACGTTCTCTTCTAGTGCTATGTATCCAATGGTGTGACCATGACTGAGGAAGCTATGTGCAAACTCTCTAGCCAACTGGCTCTTACCGATACCACTACCTGCTGTCACCGTAACGATCTCGCCCTTACGACAACCACCTGTCTTCTCTTGTAGTCCTGCGTATGGGTAGGCTACCGAATCCTTATCATCGTTAGCAATAATTATATCCCACACATCAGTACCAGCTAGGATACCATCAGGTCTGTATGTCTTAGCAGACCACACTGCATCAATCAGTTCAGCAGTCCTACCATCCTGTAACATCTCGCTTGCATCCTTGAGGGGTAGCTTGGCGATCTTACATTTGTCAGGTGGTAGTATCTTAGCACACTCTAGTGCAGCAGCCTGACCCACTGCATCATTGTCAAACATCAGGATGATGTTGTCGTATCCACATAGCCATTCAATCTGTTTGGCTATTGCTTTCTTTGCTCCGGCTGCACCTGAGGGTAGGGATACCACACTATACTTGTTGTCAAAAACTTGACTAACACTTAGCGCATCTATCTCACCCTCTACAATAGTAATCATCTTACCACTGTCACGGCATAGGTGTTGACCATACAGGCCAGCATCCTTGAGGCTACCTATAACACTGAAGTCTTTGTTAGCAAAGCGTAGCTTCTGTGCTACCACCTCGCCTTCCTTGTTGTAGTAGCTGGCTACCTGTACCTTCTTACCATGGTACTCAGCCACTCCATAACCCCAATGCCTAGCAGTCTTCTCGTTGATCCTACGCTTGGGTAGGTCAGTAACTTCTGGTGTTAAGAAGTCATTGCCATAGT